ACTTCAAGGGTAAGTAAATATCCTTCTTGAGAAACCGAACGATGCGGTCAATCAAAATCATGTCTCGGAATTTTTAAGAACCTGGACAACTTAGGTCTTACCTTCACAAATGAGACACACTCTATGTCTACCGAAACAGCCGGTACATAAAAAGTGTTCACATTTGCGAAACTTGACACACTCACTCTGTACATGACAATTTGGACAGGAAGACGTTTTGAATTGAAGGGTTTCATTCTTGAATCTCCAAAAGCATGAGGTACACACCTTCAGACCGGGTCTCATCATCTTACCACATACGGCAAAGTTTGGACAAGTCATCTATTTACACTGTCGGAATAAATTCCCATTTAAGGTCGCAGCATATCTTCTTCCATATGACATCCTGTTGGTACAACTTCTCCTTAGATTTCAAAAGTGGAAAGTATCTTAGATATTCATCTTCACCTAAAAGTTCACAAAACTTGTATAGGACATAGGAGTAACTGAGAAAGTTCTTTCTTTCTGTGGGACAGTTATCATCAAATGGTTTCTGAATATCTTTGAACATGATTCGAAGATACTCCTCCAACTCTTGTGGCATGTTCGGGGGTTTGATACCATTCAATATGTTTGTGATGTATGGTACATGTTCATAGTATTTGTTGAGTTTCAGTTTTTTTAAGAGTCCTCGAATCTTTGCATGAGTGATATCTTCGAGCTTTTTGATTTTCATTTTTTTGAGTTCTCCTCGAAGTTGATCTATGACTTCATCGGGTATAGTGGTCATCTCTTGTGCCTGAAATTGTGACAACCACTCATTGAAATGGTTTTCTCTTTTATATGAATAGTTTACGACTTTTTCGGATGTTTCTTGTTCTTCTCTATATGTTAATTCTTCACTGATTAAAGTTGCTATGATCGCACCACACGAGTCACACACGAGGTCACTCGTGTCGTGAAAGTGAAGGAGGTTACTTTCTGGACACGTGGTACACTGTTCGACCATTCGCTCCCTGGGTTTGGCTATATTTTGATTTTCAACTTCGATGAGATAATCTGTGAATATATCCTTTCGTTTTAGACCGACCGTCTCTTTCACGTTAAAAATGTTATCCGTATTCGTAACTTCCTCACTATCATCTGTATATTGGTTCATGTACGGCATACATTTCATGATATACTCTGCCATATCGGATTCATATTTTTTCTTGTTCATGGGGTCGTTCTTTATACACTCACTCCATTCATCTATTCGATTGTTATATCTACTTAAAAAATTACCTTCCATTCCTTATAAAGAAATGCTGACCAAACTTTTAAGTAGTATTTTTTTCTTTTACAAGTACATCATCACACCACGAGACTATTCGATCATCTCCGAAGAACTCGAATACAATTTGGATCATGACATGGACTATATGATTGAAGATGACTTTTGGATGAAAGAAAGTAAAGATTGGGAAGATGAGATTCTTGAAGACTATTACGTGAACGTGACTGGTAAAGATTTCCGACATACACTCGTACCACAAAATGTCACGAAAACAATTCTTCGAGTAAAATACTATTTCAACGGTAAGAAGTACACAGCCATTTCAAATGATACTAATTTTAAGCCCGGTGAAAATGAAGAAAGCGCCATGCACTTTAGTATCCCTTTGAGTAATGCTTGGATCGTCGACCATGATGATAAGCCGATGCGAAACATTACTGAAAAGGTGAAACGATACGCCGGTCCACGAAGTGACTTTCATGGACAACGAGTTCCACTCAAAGACTTTTTGTTCTATGATGAGGAAACCCTTAAGGAAAAGTTTCCGAAAATTATACTGACAAACTCACTCGGCATGAAAAAGACACTCTCAACACTCAACGACTTCACAACTAGTCTTCAGATACCTTAGTCGCGAGATAGAATTTGAGTTCGCCCAGGTTGGCGACGTTGTATTTTAAAATCAAAAACCTATTCCCAATCTCCTGTATAATTTGCACAGACGCACACATACTCGTCGCCTTTGTAAAGATATTCAGATACTTCAAACTGTATAAACCCGTAATCGTCGGGCTTTCATCGGGACATTCGATGATCGTCTCTTGGTTTGCGAAATCACCTTCACACCTGAAGTTAATCAATCCTGAGTTACGTGTAATCTCTATGTCTGTACCGATATTCGACATGTCGCGGCAGAGGCGCTGAAAGTCTGCGGATGGGAGTGTCGTGACAGTTGTCATTTCTACATCAGGAACCTCGATACGACTCTCGTTAATATCCAGAAGTTTCAACTGAAACTTTGAGGTTGTCTTTTTCGTCTCACTGATAATCTCGATATCCAAGAATTCTTTTGAGTGTATCGCCATCTTGAGAACATCGTTGTTGGTGATTGTTTTTAGTAACTTAAACGTATTCGAGATGTTGATACCTGCGATGATCTCTTCTTGATCACACTGATACTCTTCGAAATTGTCAGCGGGTAGATGCATGTCTACGAGTGACGTTCTCGCACTGTCGAGTGTGACGACGTACATTCCATCTGGTCTGAAATATATATTCACGTCATTGAGAATATCCTTGAGTACCTCAAAGGTTGATTTGAATGCCGAAGCTTGTATCGTGACAAGTTTCATATCTAATAGGATATGTGGGTTACATCTTTAAATCTGTATACGCGACACCTTTCGAAACTTCTCGATTAATCTTTTCTTCAAGTTCTTTCGTCATCGCAGGCTGGAGAGACTGACCATAATCATCGAGACGAAACATACCAGAATTCGTGTCATTTCCATCAATACTCGACATCGAGCCACCAAATCCACCGATCGCACCCTGTTCAACCTCCTTCTTCGGGAGAAGTGAGTCGAGCCAGTTTTTAATTTCATTGCCCACGAGAATCTTCCCATTCTTGGTGAGCATCGTGGGAACACGATTGATCTTGTTCCTGTAGTTTGCGGGGATACCCTGTGTATTGATGTTATGATAATGTACGAGCTGCTTCAACTGGGGAACCTTGTTGATGTAGTCAACGACATCCATAGAATGTTTGCACCTCGGACTATAAATCAGGAGCGACATCTACTATCTATAGGGTATTTTGTAAAAAAAAATTAACGCATTATAGTAAACATGAGTTACTTGCTCGTGATCATTCTCGTCTTGTTGGTAATTTGTATCACAACTTCCCGCGAATCTTTCACGGAAGTGTTTGGTCTCTCAGGCCACACGAAGCCAGTTGGGTCGGTGAAACTCGACGACCCCAGACCAGATCTCTCCAAATATAAAGAGGTTGAGACGAGTGTCGACAATGACAATATTCAGGAGTTTGTACTTCAAGCCAATCGGGAGATTTCGAAGCGTACTGGTCTTTGTACCTACATCATCGAGACGACATCGATTAAACATTACATGGGTGAAGGCAAGGATATCTATGAGTGTATGTTCATGGTCGTGAAGAAGGATGGATTTTCGTTCGGTTTCTCCGTCGTCGCTTCGTATGAGGTTGAGATAAATGGTAAGGTTACCCTGACGTCTCTCCGGTCGCAACCACTCGATGTCCAGGCTCCCTCTAATGTTAAGGCGTTCACTGATGGATCTCCTGGTAAGGAATTCCTGGAGTATAATCTCATCAAGGAGATGGCGGTTCCCACGAAAGCTGAGTTAGATTCCCTGAAAAATAAATTGAAGTAATTGTAATGATCAGCATCGATGATGTCACGAAGATTGACGAAAAGCGAAAACAGATTCGTAAAGAAATTTACAAAAAAATCTATGATCAGTTTTCCTCCAAGATTAAACAGTCAGTGGAACTTGGACATAAACAAATATTCCTGACAGTTCCAGCTTTTCTCATCGGATATCCAGTTTTCGATAGAGGTGCGGCTGCGAGGTATATCGCAAGACAGTTTGTTCTTGGTGGATTTACCGTCAAGTTGGTGAGTGACAATGACATCTATGTGTCATGGATCATTCCGAAAAAGAAGAAAGTCAAGGTTGAAAAGGACGAAGAGGCGGACTTTCCAAATCTCATGAACCTTAAGAAGATTGCGAACAAGTACAGGGGGAGTGCGTAGTAAGCTCCTAAAATAAAAACCACTTTAATCATAAATGGATAACCTCAATATCTTAGTTGAAGCCAAGAAGGAGTATTTGGGGCAGATGTGTCTCATTATGTGTCCACCTATGATTGAAGTCTTTCAGGATATGTACAACGAGTCCGTTTCTCTTTCGAAGGGTCGTAAGGTGCTCATCATGTTTCAGAAACTTTTGAAGGAAGTTCCCAACTGGTCCAACGCCATGTCCAAGAACCACTCCGACAACATCACGAATCGGTGCGCCTGGTTCAGTGATCTTCTCGCCGCTGTATTCGTGGCGTGTACCAAGATTCTCTCTGCCGTCCGTCTCAAGGCGGATAACAAGAAGATTTCCCTCAAGCTCCCAACGGAGGAGGTTTTCATTCAGACGTGCTACAACAACATCGCCAAGGACATTTACAAAGATCCTTACGTCTTCAGTGAAGAACAGAGTGAGTATTTCAGGGATGAAAAGTTGACGACTCGTTTTACTCTTTGCATCGAAAACACCGTCAAGGAGCTCATTCCCGTGCAACAAATTCTCCAGACATACATGTCCCAAGAGACTCGGGACATATCTCTCGACGGTGAAATTCAGGATGGTGTCGACCCAGACGTTACAGAGGACGAGCCTATGATGGAGCCAGAACCAGAGCCTATGATGGAGCCAGAGCCAGAGCCCATGATGGAACCCGACCCCGAGCCTACTGGACTTGAGAATGAGTTCAAGACTGTTCCGGGTGTCCAGGCTCCCCAGGCCGAGTTCGAACCCGAACCCGAACCTGAGCCTAGCTTCGAGCCCCAGCCGGAACCTCAGCCCGAGGGTGACGATGATGTCCTTTTCGGTGACGCACCGGAACAGCGTACAAAAAATCCCCGCTATAATTAAATGGAACTCTCCGATTATCTTCGCGATCCCATGAGCGCTGCGCTCATCGCGGGGGGTATCACCGCCGGCTACATTCATCTCAAGGCGCATCTGAACAATGAAGGAAAACTCGAACTCAATAAGTATACGAAACCAGCCGCTCTCAATGCGATCCTCGTGTTCTTTATCGTTTCGGGTGGTATAGGCCAAAAGGAAACGATTTCCAGTGAGCCTTTCTAAACTTAAAGATTACAGGATTAAAATAAGAAAATGGCGTCCGTTACTGCGTTTAACGATATGATGGGTCAATTTCTTGTGGAATTGCACAAGACTTTTCCAGAGGAAAAAGGCATTAAGAAAATGATGACGTCGTTTGACGTCTTGAAGTCTACCAACCCACGCCTCGTTGTGGATGCGTTTATGAAGGGTGTGAACCCATATGCGGATAAGATTTCCGCGAAGGATGAGACATTCCTACTCAAGGAGATTGATACGATCGATTTTCTCAAGGATCTCAACATCAAGTCGTATTGGGAGCGCATGTCTGCGAATACGAAGGCTGCGACGTGGCAGTACCTCCAGACGCTGTACATGCTCGGAACGACCATCACCTCCATCCCTGATGATACTCTCAAGATGATCGAGGGTATCGCAAAGGAATGTGCTGATAAGATGCAGGGTGATGATGGGGAATTGAACCAGGATGCGCTCATGAAGATGATGGGAAATATGCTTGGTAGCCTCCCCAAAAAATAAACCTCAACCTATACTAAATGAACGTCTGGTTCGACGATCCTCAGCAACTCATCCGGGGTGATAAGGTTTCTCAGTTCTGGCCAACCAGTGATCAAACTCCAGAAGATCGCATCAATGCCGCGTCCCGGTTTATCATCTACGCCACTTGTCTCATTTATATTATTCGCCGCGACCCTAAGATATTCGTCTTGGGTGCGACCGTGCTATCCGTCATCTTTGTTCTTTATCGGTCGAAGATGGTGACAGAGACGCATGGGAGTACTGTTGATGGTGCCTTGTGTCAGATGCCCACAGAAGATAATCCCATGGGAAATGTCCTCATCACGGATTACACGGATGCACCGAACAGGTTGGAGGCGTGCTATTACCCCACCGTGAAGCCCTTCGTCAACAGTTACACGAGTGAACGCATTCCTATGGATGGTGGACGATCGCGGTCACCCCTTCCCAAGTATATGAGGAATGGGGTCGATCGTCAGTTCGTGACAACTCCTGTGTCGAAACTTCCAGGTGACCAGACGGCATTTGCTGAATGGTTGTATGGTCCCAAGAACGGTCCCATGTGTAAGACCGATAGCAAATACTGTAACCCGAACGCGAGGGGTGCTCAGCTCGAGGCGTTCAGGGGTCTCGGTAGAGATGGAGATCGTAGATAAATATTCTTATGTAATAGTAAATGGCGTATCAGCTTCAACCTGGCCTTTCCCGAGTTCAAAACAAGGGAGCCATTCCCCCAGTCAAAGCGAACGACGAAATTTTTGTGTATCCTCAGCCCAGTGGTCTTAACTGTGGCGGCTGCCGACCCAACACCATGTTATATGGTACCGCCCCTTATATGGCTGGTAAGGGTTCCCCAGCCCAATACATTGATACCAGTGATCAACTTCGCCCCCAAACCACGTCCCGTTTCAATAAGCATATCGTCCAAACCTATGAGCGTAATCTCTTCCCCCTGACAAACATGGAATGTAAAGTTCCTCTTCGCACGATTCGATACGAACCTGCGAGCACCCGCGCCGAAGTCCAGAATGGTCTCTTTCAGCAAAGGTACGCTAATAAAAATGTCGGTAAGAAGTAAGAATGGCTGATCCCATTTCGCTCATGGCTGTGGCCGGTCTCGTATACGCCGGTCGAACTTTGAGTACTAAGTCTGTTCCACCTCCACCGAAGGAGATTTTCGAACCACCCCCAGTAGTCAAAGCTCCCGTAGAGATAGTAAACAATAATTTCGAACCCGTCGTCGATAGGCCTCAGAAGAGGGAGATGGAGAGTTTCGGTGACATTACTATGCAGCAACGCAGTGGTGGTCAGGAAATCCTAAACATGCGTAATCGCATGTATGATCAGGGTCGCATGAATAACCTCTCCCCCGTGGAGAAGCAGTTGGTAGGTCCCGGTCTCGGTGTGGGTGCCGACACCCCCGCTGTCGGTGGCTACCAGCAGATGTTTAGGGTGAACCCCGTGAATGTCGGTGAATACAGGCTCACCACACTCCCCGGGCGTTCTGGTCCAGCGGCGGACATTACCGGTGGTCGCTCGGCCGTTGTCGGTGAATTGACTCACAACAAACCCGAGACCACCTCCCACCTCCCCTCTCGGCGACCTGTTATGGCGGGTCGGGCACAGGGTATGTCCGGTGTCGTTCCTCGCAACGAACATGAAAAGACGAAGCGTACCACGAACCGTTCGGAGACTGGTCTTCGCCAGGATGGTCTCGGCTTCAATGGCGCGAAGCGTTTCATATCCGCTCAGACTGTGTCCCAGGATCCCACCCGTTTCAAGAGCGATCGTAACGATGCGCAATACAACTACTACAACCATGCCGCGCCCGGTATCCACAGTCATCGTGGCGCGTATACGAACAGTGCCGCGACCCAGGTGACTGCGAAAACGAACGAGGAGCTCATGAAGTATGGTTTCCGCCCCGAGGATCGTCGTGGTAAGCCTAACCGCATGGGTAACGCCGGTCGCATGAATGTCCGTGAGTCTGCTCTCAAACAGGGTGGTGCCCTCACTGCGGTTCGCTCGGATACATCTCGTGTGGATGGTCGCATGAATGGTGCGAACGGTGGCTGGACGCAGCAGTACAAGCAGAAATCGTTCCATCAGTTCAACGCGTACAAGGGTAATGCGAACCCTAATACCCGGACCCTGGATATCGCGAAGCGTCAGCTCCAGAACAACCCTCTCGCACACTCTCTCTCCGCTTAATTTCCAATACGTGGTAGACAAAAACAGTCATTAAAATATTGTGCCTATATTTTAATGAAGGTTCATACCCTCTCTATCGACAGTAGTCAGCGTGGTGTTAACGTTGTACCTTCCAACGTGTACCAGGATTCTAACGATGCGTACGTCATCGATGCATATGCGAATACATATTCTAATGCGAATGACTATGTTATTACATTGGAAAATCCAATCTATGACGTCTCGGAAATTAAACTTGTATCTGCTCGAATCCCTACACCTCAGCTCGTAACGTGTCCCACGAATAACACATTCAGTGTTGACGGTGTTGACTTTACACTCGATTCGACAAACTACTCGAACGGACACGTTCTCGCCGAAGACCTCGAAACCATTCTCGCACCGCCCGAATCGAATGTGAGTCTCGTGGTTTTCGATGATGAAACAAACACTTTAAACTTCTCCAACGTGGGAACATCGAATGCATTCACATTTGAGTTTTTTTCGGGAACGAATGGATACCAGGACCAGCACCCCTTAACGACACCTCATCAAGTTATGGGATTTGGTTCGGAGGATTACACGTCGAGTACGTCGGGTGATCTCATGTCCGGTGCGATTAACCTTGAAGGGCCAAATTCACTCATCGTTCGTCTGTCGGGTGGTTCAGATGTATTCACTCAAGATGTGTACACGTCGACACCTTTCTATACGGGTCACATCCTCCTGGATGGTTCTGACTTTATCAACTTTAACGGTGCCGATGACCCACTCATACACCAGTTCCATTCAGGATCGCAAAAGTTTATACGTGATATTCGCGTTGAATTCTTCTACATGAGTCATGGTCGACTCATTCCATACGATTTCAGAAATCAAGAACATATATTGAAGTTTGAAATCACCGGGTCTACGGATAAATTAGAAAACCTACCAAAGGTTCCTGTAGAAGAAGAGATTGAAACACCTGTGAGCATTCCTGAAGTTCAGAAGAATGTTCATAGATGGAAAATGGAATACATCTACATCGGATTAATTATATTAGTCGGACTGATGGTTATGTTTTTTATGAATAAAAAGGCACGTACGTATCCTAGAACATCTAGCGGGTAATCGCGTAGACGGGCTGGGCGGGCTTCTTCACACGGCCGTTGATGCGGGAGATGACCATGAAGACAATCACGGAGATCAGCGAGGTGAGAAGCGCGGTGAGGGCGTACTGAGAACCACCGTTCTTAGGGGTCTTCACAATCTGGGTGATGACCCACCGGATGAAGTCCATCCAGGACATGGCGGCGGCGAAGGAGAAACCAGCAACAATGGAGTTGAGGGTCTGGGTCTGGAGCTCCTGGGTGACGATATCGACAGTCTTGATAGCGCTGGTAACGGCGGACATGGTGTTTTAATATAACATGGGAAAATTATTCTGGTAAGAGATCCTCCTTCTGAACAACCTTTTTGAATTTTTTCTTTTTTAGTGTCTTCATTTTTGAAAACAGTTCTTCATCATCGGATGAATCTTCACTAGAGCTTGTCCCTGAATCGTAGACTTTAAATTTGGTATTCGAAAAAGACCAACCCTCTGGCTCAGAGGTGCTCATTACTATTAATGGCATTTTTTAACATCTGTTCTACCGGACTCTGGGGAATCCATGAGTTCCAGTTTTTTACAGCATCATTCATCTGGATGAAGCGGATATCATCGCCTGAGTATTCCACAAATGCTGGACAGTCTTCTGTCTCGACATCCTCTATGTCGTCGTCCTCATCTTCATCATCAGTCTCATAAATTTCTGGAAAGTGGGTACCGATCTGCTGTCCCACGGTATACATCGCACAATACTTCATCGCATATTCCATGTCTTCTGAAAGGATAACATCCCTTCCACAAGCCTTGCAATATTCACCTGCGAGAAGCATCGCCTGTTCCATGACGGGAAGCATGATGTCCGTCATACCCTTGATGTACTCCTCAGTCATCTGATTTCCACCATCACCAAAACCAGTTTGCATATTCATGTTTATTGTTTATTGTTAAAAAGAGTTTGTCCAGTTCCCTCACCTATGCGAAGGATGTTGTAACTTAGGGCATAAACTCGAATTTGTCTACTGAAATCTGGACAGTCGGTGAGATGTAGGCTAAGATTTTGATCCTTTACCAAACTAAAGTTAACCTGTCCCGTGGGATACCATTCTTCCGGCTGGAGTGCGAAAGAGTATGAGTAGAATCGCCTGATGAGTTGAGTCTTCGAGTGATGGATCGCTCCCTGGACCGCTTTCAAGAAAGTGACGTTACCCGTCTCTCGGGTGATGATATCTTGCCCATCTAAAGTGAGTGTGAGATGGTCGAGGTTTTCGTACAAGATGAACTTTCCATCCTGGACGTTTGATGTGTTATCATAATCAAATATCGTCACGAAGTTACCCTGGGATACACCATCCCCTGTTGTTCCCTGACGCTGAATGACAAAGTACAATTCTTTGACTGGGTTTGTAAAGTCCAACTTAAATTTTCCTTCATTCACACCTACACCCATATCAAACACATCTTCCTGAATTTGTGTGATGAGATACTCCATGGGTGTATGCCGAATCTTAATACGTTCCGTCGAATCCAAAAAAACAACCTCTGTACACAGCTGAAAGTTTTTCAGTTTTGGAGTTTCATCCAATACGGAGTATGAACCATCCACTTTAATGACTAACTCCTGTGCGTCACGTAACTTGAACTCAACTTCAACTTCCTGTCTATTGATGGCACACAATGGTACAGCGAGTTCGGGGTGTCTGTAAAAGTAAAATGGGATGTCCACGAAGAACTCCTCATCTGTGTTAATACCCAACGTGTCGTGAATTACGATACCGGTATTACCAGAGATACTCTCAGTCACTTCACCGACTTTCTTGTCACTCGTTCGAAGTGGATATTTTCCTATGAGCTGTTCGAGCGCCTTTTGTTTCGTCTGTGTGACGTTATGTTCCGAGTAAATCTGTAAGTAGTCACTCGTCACTCGTTGGATGATTTTTCCACCGATGATGAAATCGACATGTTCGATAAGTGCGTGTGCGACCGATTCTATGTACACCGTGGAACTCGTTTGAAGTGTGGGGAGTGTCATCTTCACACTGAGTGTTTTAAGGAGGTCACCTTGATTTTGTGGAATCCTAAAACGAACATTCTTACCGAAATCAGCTTCATTATCTGGATCGATATCCACGAATTCCGTAGAAAAGTTTGAATGTTTTTTGAAACTTTTCACGAAATAACTGTAGTCTGGATCCGCGGTGAAAAATCTCTCTTGAGGCCCAGAGGCGGAGAGTTGGACTTGTCCAGCCATTACTACTATATCTACCTAAAATTTTAATCCTGCTAAACCACTCTCGATGCGTAACACGTTATAATTGACGGCGTACACCCGAGTATCGTTTTCAAAGACGGAATTTGTGGGGTTTATCTCGATCGTAAACAATTTATGTGAAATGCGACTCATGTTCACTTGTCCAGTTGGATGGGGTAGTTCAGGTGACAGAGAGAATGAATACGTTCCAAACTTCGATGGACCCAGAATAGCACTCCTCCCGTTAAAAGCTTCGACCGTCTGGGTCAAGGCTGATGGTGCATTGACGTGATGTTTAAGTGCCTGTTCGTATGCGAGGAAGAGTCCACCACGTTTAAACACGAGTTCATTATTGAACCGAAGTTCAGCATCCACAATTGTATTGTAATAATGGGGAATGTTTCCATTCGCGATGTTTTGTGACACGAAAAAGAGTTCCTTCACTGGGTGCTGAAAGTTGAGCATAACTGATTTTTTGTTTTCACCAGCCTTCATTTTAAACTTTGCTAACTGAACCTGCGTAATGACATAGTCTAACGGTCTCGACATGAGATACCCCCGCTCTTCCGGTGTTACTATCACGAACTCTGTATCCAGAGAAAACTTGAGAATCGATGCGTTCACATCCAATATGGTGTCTGTCGGGTCAACGGAACTTATATTTCTGACAAGTCTGATGAGAGGTTTCAATTTAATTCGAACTTCCACAATTTGTTTTGTCAGGGCACATGTGGGAATTGCCAGGGATGCGTTCCTGTAAAAGTAAAAGGGTAGATCAAGGAAATACGTGTACGCACCTGAATAACTCAGGTAGTTCCCATGACCGTTCAGGAAGTACAAGGTTTGTTCGATATCATCATTCGTGTTGTTCAGCTGTTGATGCATATAGATGTATTCGCCTGTGAGACGCTCGATCGGCTGTCCACCGATGACGAGTTCAGCATACTCGATGAGATTCGTACATATCGACGGTGACCATACCATATCGTTTTCGCTGTTATCATCAGGGAGTGGGTCGGTCAGGGTTATTTTCAAAGTCATGTTTCTCACGAGGTCACCTTTGTCACCGGGGATTCTACATTCAATCAGTTCCCCGAAATCTATATTCCCATCAAATT